AATCACTCTGCGGAGTGACAAACATCGAAAGACTTTTATCCTTTATTTCCCACTGTTCAGGTTCGTTGAACCACTGCATTTTTTCCAATGTCTGAGCAAAAGAGGCTTGTACCCCAATCATCATCAACAGACTAAAAAGTAACTTTTTCATTTCTCGTGTTATTTTAATGAGTTATTATTCTGACATATATTTAGCCCTGTCCGCTTCGGTGATCGTACGTAGCACCCGGCAAGGATTACCGACGGCCAGCACATTGGCAGGAATACTTTTTGTAACCACACTTCCGGCACCAATAATCGTATTGTCACCAATCGTCACTCCCGGCAACACACAGACCTGGGCACCAATCCACACATTATTTCCGATAGTGATAGGATAGGCATATTCAAGCCCCTGGATTCTCTGTTCCGCATCCAAGGCATGTCCGGCAGTATAGAAACCACAGTTCGGAGCCACAAAAACATTATCACCAAATGTAACTTTAGCTCCATCCAGAATGACGCAATTCACATTCGAATAGAAGTTCTCCCCTATTTCGATATTATATCCGTAATCACAATAAAATGGTTGTTCTATCAAGAACGATTTTCCGGTCTTACCGAACAGTCGGCGGATAATGCTCTCCCGCTCCTTCTTTTGTGAAGGGCGCAAGCTATTCAGTTCATAACATACTTCTTTGCAAGCTTCCCTCTCCGACACAAGCTCTATATCATTATTGGCATCATACAATTTCCCTGCTTTCGCTTTTGCTTTTTCACTCTCCATAATTTATTGCACTTAAAATAAATAACCTATGGGGGGTATTCAGGTTGATTAAATTTAGGGTTTTGAAATAATTAGATGTAATATGTTGATTTATTAGTTATTACAAAGAGTTTTAGAACCTGTTTTTACGTTGGTAGGTATGTTTAAAATATAACAGAGATCAAACATTTATATAACGCGAAACCCGTAAAAATGTAACATTAGCCCTTAAAATATAACATTTGAAAGCCATTTAGGGGGAATTTCATAGAAAAACAAGCTAAATAACCTCATGTTCATTCTATAAAGAGTAGATAAAAAGTGTGCAGAAGTTAGTGCATAGAATTTTAATAAACCTATCGCCTATTTTGGTGCATGAAATAAATATTTCTATTTTTGCCTCAAAAAGTAGAAATATGGCAAAGATTTCGGTTACTCACTATTTGAATAAACGGCTAAAACCTTCCTACGGAATAGGTAAGTATCAAAATGAATTAGCGTATCCTATTTATATCCGAATTTCGTACGGAAGAAAGAATCAAAGAATTAGAAGCCAATGGTTGCATTTCGATGCAACTGAAAGAGAATTTGCAAATGATCTAAGAATACAGGAAATCATAAAATATGAAACAGAAATTATAGAGGACGTATTAAATAATATAAATGATAATGATTTGTATTTAAATACTGGTTTGATGCTTTATTTATGTGATCTAACAAATAATTATCTTGCTTGTATGTTTGGTAACTTAAAAGAGATATCCCGGTATATTGTTCAATATTTAACTGATAAAACACATTTTAGTGAGAATCTAATTATTCATAGCACAAATATAGAATACGCTATTAGTAATTATTATACTCATATAGATTGGTATGAATTATTAGATAACAATGTATTTCCTGAGAACATAAAACATTATATAATATATCTCTCTTTGCTATATGAATTTGAATCTATCTATTATTGCAAGAAAGATGATGCCTTTGATTATGAAATAGGGTCAATTCTTAATTTATATGAATGGAAAAATAAAGAAGCGAACAAGAAATTTATTGCATTTGCCAAAGCAAAAAACATTTTAGATAAAGTTGAATTAGATAGGATAACACAGGAATTTAACAATAATCTAAAAGAATATATAAAGGGAGCGGTCCGTTTTAATTTTACTTCTATGTAATAGATAATCAATCTTTTATATTTTTTATAAATAAAAATGCGGAATATTATTTGTTTATTCCGCATTTTTGTCGTTTATTTGCGGAATAAAATATAAATATTCCGCACCATGAAAAAGGATATATCACAAATTTCTAAGTTACTGCCTAAAGGTTCAGTAAATAAGATATCTCTTATAACAAACATTCCTCAGTCGACTGTTAGTAAGACATTAAGAGGAAAAAAGTTAAGAGGCTATGAAAAGGTAGAAGAACAAGCGTATATCATCCTAAAAGAAGTAAAAGAAGAACTAAATGTTATCTTTAAATAAAATAGGTAATAATCCAGATTTGTATATTCCCTATAACTTTTTAATACAAAAGGGGATAAGTCCTAACACTATAAAGTGTTGGGTAAAAAGGGATATTGTTTGCATTCGTAAAGAATATGGATGTACTTCTATTCTTTACGATTCAATCCCCTTTAATACCCGCAATAAATTGCCGGGTAAAGAAGCTATCTTATCAGAAATAAAGCAAGAAAATAAAGCAAGTGCAGTTGATGCGTATTATCTTCTGTTTCAGAAAGCGAAAGAAAAAAACGCTACTTCTTTCCGGTCTATCTATTTAAATAAAGTGCCGCAGGAACAGTTAGAGGAATACCTACAGAAACATGCTGTATTAGAAGAAATTCTGAAAATATATGAAGAATGCAAACGTACGCATACACAATTCCCTTTAAAATTCATACACCCGGCTTTTAGAATGATTTTTCCTAAAAGTTATGTATATGCTGCATTTAGTACTGCAATAAGGAAAGCATATTTAGAAGGTATTGAGCGCCTTCTGATAAAAGATTACAAGCCCGCCCCGATTAAATATGATACACGATATGAAAAGATGGTGTTAGACTGTATGTCTGATCCCAGAAAATTCAATCAAAGCCAAATAGCCCGGAAAATTTGGAAAATTTGTGATGAATGCAATATGTTAAAGCCTGGTTTAAGTTGGATTAAAGAAAAGTGTAAGAAGTTTGAAACGCTTACAGGAGACAGAAACGGCAAATATTTCACTCAATATAAGAAATACCCATATTTGGGTTTAGAGAAGGCGCAAAACGCTAATACCCAATGGCAAGTAGACGGATGGGATATGCCTTTTTATTATGGCAAATATCAAAAATTAACCATTTTTAAAGTAATGGATTCTTATAGTGGAAAGATTGTTGGTTTCTATGTGGCAGAATCAGAAAATACAGAAAGTATTTTGAAGGGACTTGAATATGCAATAACAGACACAGGAGTTGTTCCATCTGAAATAGTGTCGGATAAGCATTCTTTCCACCAAACCAAAGAGGCTGAATATTTTAAAGATGAATTAGCGAAGTTAGGAACTGTTTGGACTGTAGATATCAATGCCAGAAGAAAATCACTTGCTGAACGTAATTTTGGAATAATAGGGGAAAATTATTGCAAAGATTATCCCGGTTATTTCGGTCAAGGAGTTAAAACCCGAATGAAGAATGGAAGACCTGCGCAAGAAATAATCGATGAGGCAATGAAGAAACCGTTAACCAAAGAATATATTATGTGTATAGCAAAGTCTTGTGTAGATTTATATAACAGTACACCGGGTAAAGACGGTAAATCTCCTAACGAACGCTATGAAGAGGCTGTAAATAATCCTGCATTGAGAAAATATTCTTTACCTGTTGATGAAGTAAACATTGTAAAACTGTTTGTTAGATGTTCTGAAAATAAGATAACAGGAGGATTATTGCGAATGACGCGCGAAAGAACTAATTATATATTTGAAGTTAGTGCTAAAGATTACTTGAGGCTTAATAATAAGACATTTAGAGTACGTTATGTATCTCTAAAAGATGAAGTATTTTTGTTTGATCTAAAAACAGATAAGTTTATTACTATATTAAAACGTCAAAAGATAGCGCATGCAGCAATTGCAGATCAGACAGAAGAGGACGAAAAAATATTTCTGAAACATCATGGGCGTATTCGTGGAATAGAACATGAAATTAAAAAAGAACAAGAACGAATAACAGCGGAAGCAAACAATATTGATCCAAATATTGCAGAGATGATGAATCGTGTTCTCACTCCCAAAGATGCTTTGAAAGAAATGAAGGAAAAATGTGATGGTAGATTATTTGCCGAACGTCAGGGATTTAATATAAATAATGTTATATCACCTGATAGAAAGTGTATGAAGAAAGTATTTGAACCAAAGGATAAAGAAAAGGAGAAAAAAAGAGAAAGACCCTTCCATGAAGAAAAGAAAGTTGATGCTTTTTCTTTTATCTCTGGTAACTAATTCCGGGTATTCATATATAAATAATATTAATTTAAACAAACAAATTTATGAGAAAGTTATTTTTAAAAAATTTAATTAGTAGTTATTGTGCTGAAAATGGTATCAGTAGATCGGCATTCGGTACAATATGTGGTGTTAGTGATGCTACATTATCATTTATAGAAAATGAGAAATGGAACAAAATTTCTGACGAGATGGCGCAGAAAATCAAATCTTTTATAGATGGACGTAAAGCGGAAGATTTATACCAGAGTTATGACCTAATAGATATCTGCCGAGCTTGTTCTACAGCGCGCGAACATCATTTTATGATAGGTATATTAGCTGATACAGGGATAGGTAAAACAACTTCTCTCCGCTTTTATTCCCGGCAGAAAAATGTTTTCTATGTATCGTTTTACAAATCAATGACCGCTCCCCAATTCTTTGAAGAATTACTGCGCGAAATGGCTATTTCGTATGCAGGAAACCTTCACAACATGATAAATAGGGTTGTAGAAGAACTAAATAAAAAGGAAAATCCTCTTGTAATTATAGATGAAGCCAGTATTATCAACCGAAATATGATGCTTTACCTTCGCGAGCTTCGTGATAAGACAGTTTCCAATTGCGGTATTATTTTGGCAGGAATGCCATATTTCAAAGAGAAACTTGTTAAGTATGCAGATGGGCATAAAGAAGGCTGTGCAGAGTTTTTAAGGCGTGTAATTATGTGGCATACTTGTGAAGGGTTAAAACCTAATGAAAGACGTGAAATTTGTCAAAAATATGGAATAACTGACCCGGAAGCAATAAAAGAGATGATGGATAAAAGTAAGTTTGGAGAACTAATGAATGAAATTCATTTATATAAAAAAAACAATGGAGGGCTGTAAGTATAGACAAGTAAAAAATAAAGTGTTTTTATATGATAAAGCATGATAATCACTTTATAAACAGATAAAGAACACTTAAAATACATTTTATGAAAGGTGAAGTAACATATAATTGGCGGGAGCTACAGAATTATTTCGACTGTTTCGGTTCCCCAAAGGAAGTGATGGCGAAGCTTGATCGTGTATCGGTTGTTATGACCCAGTTCTTTACTACAACGACACAGGATATCAATTATGCTACAATGGACTTGAAAGATAGTATTGATTTCCTGTCCCAGCTACGTTTTGCAATCGGTGAAACTATCAATACATCCGATAAAGTATGAATCAGAAGCGTATCACTCCGGCACAACTGAAAAAATTGCAGACCATGTTTTCAAGGCTGGGCATGGATGCGGAAGAACGCCATGCAATAGTTGCCCGCCTGACGGACAATAGGACTTCCAGTACGAAAGAATTGAGCTTTGGTGAGGCGAAGTATATGATAGCCTATTTAAGTGGCTACACAAGCCCCAAAACGAGTGATTCGGCAAAATATCAGGAAGATTGTAGAAAAGTGGTAGGGCAAATCTACCACCTTTCCTTTCTCATTGGCATGTGTTACGGAGATTCACCGGAAGACAAAGCAATGAATTGTGCGGTTATCAACAAGTTTTGCAGGGAAAGAGGCACGGTAAAGAAGGATATAACCATGATGAACCTGCAAGAGCTTAACAGGACTAAAAAACAATTTGAAGCAATGTTGAATAAGAACCTCGATTCGGCAGTAAAGAAGCTGGTTAACAAATCATTAAAAACAAAAAAAGTAACAAAATGAAAAAGGATTTTAAAAATGTTATAGTAGGGGAAAAGGGAGAAGTTTCCCTGCTGTTATACGGAGAGATTGGCATGGGAGTGAATGCCGAAGAGTTTGTAACCCGGTTGATAGAACTTTCCAAACAATATCCTTCCGTGACTATACATATCAATTCTTTGGGTGGTTCTGTGCTTTCCGGGATTGCAATATTTAATGCTGTCAGGGGATGCAGCAACGTTTCCCTTAATGTGGATGGCGTGGCGGCAAGCATGGCGGCTGTTATCGCATTATGCGGAAAACCGTTGTACATGTGCAAGAATACCCGGTTGATGCTTCATAGCGTTTCCGGTGGTGCGGATGGCAATATTGAGGATATGAAAAAGGCTATTGAGAGTATGCAAAGCCTTGAACAGACCTTGGCTGATATGATTGCCAACCGTTGTAAGATAACCCCGGAAGAAGTGAAAAACCGTTTCTTTGATGGTAAGGATCATTGGTTTACGGCTGATGAAGCCCTTTCTTTGGGGCTGATAGACGGCATTTGTGATCCTTGGAGTGAATTAGGGGATGCAGCTTTGGAAATACAAAATAAAAAGCCTGATGAAATTTACGCACTTTGTTGTAACCATTTCACAGATAACGGTAAAAGTACAACGGATTTTCTTGGACGGGTAAAAAAAATCCCCTTCTTTTCTTCCATGGGTGAGGATGAAATCATAAACCTGCTTTCTGTTGGGGCTGAAAGTGACCTTATAAAGAGTATTACACCAAAATACAGTTTGTCTTTGGCTTGTAATCAGGGAGTCATCACGGAAGAGGAAAAGCATGAGATTGAAATGGTTATCGGTGATGATCCGGTCAGGCTTGAACGCTATTTAGCCAACAAAAGAAAGAACTATGAGCAGCGTTTTACTGCTAAATATAACGAATTTATCGCTTTGAATGCCAACAAATTTAGTGGAATATATATAGGCGATTTCGTAAAATACAAAGAGCTTGCAAAAACTAACTGGAAGTTGTTTCAAGATTTGGTATCACATATTCCAGAAAAGCGGATGATTACGAATGAAATCAATGACAATGCACCGGACGAGCGTAAACACTGGACTTTAGACGATTACCGGAAAAAAGCCCCGAAAGCCCTGAAAGACAACCCAAAATTGTACTGGGATTTATTGGAGAAGGAAAAAGAGAACGAATAAGATTATAAACAATTAAAAATCAAGATTATGGCAAGAGACATTAACGCCACATTGGCAAAGGAAGTATGGGTGAATCAACTGATGGAAAATTTTTATCCTGACAGCTCATTTTTGAAGTATGCCCGTGATTTTACCGGGTTAGTTGAGAATAACGCTATTAACATGGCGGAGGTTGGGGCTGATCCCAAAGTGTTGATAAACAACACCACTTATCCTATAAAGGTGGTACAGCGAATTGACAACCCGCTGAGAATCGAGCTTGACACCTTTGAAACGGAAAACACATTGGTACGTCGCCCGATTGCAATTGAATACAGCTACGACCAGTTGGAATCCGTTCTAATGGGACACCGTAACACATTGCGAGCGAGAACCGCACAGAAGGCGGCGCACGCTTATGCACCGGAAGAAGATACTTTATATACTCCGGTTATATCCACTACAGGCGATGCGGTAAACGGTCGTAAACGGCTTACAGTGGCTGATATTCTTGCTTTGAAGGAACGTTTTGATAATTCAGGTTTGCCACTGGAGGGACGCTTCCTTGTGCTGAATCCAAGCCATTTGACGGACCTGATTCTTTTCGATGTGAAGGCATTCAAGGACATTACCGATATAGCAAACGGAATGCCCCGGCGTTTTGCTGGTTTTAGCATTCTACAGACTACCGCCACACCGGAATATGATCTTTCCACCATGAAAAAGATACCGTTTGATAACGACGCACTGAATGGCAATACGGATACGGAAGAAACGGAGAATGCAGATGCTACAGGCGAAGAACCAACAGAAGTACAAGCGGAAGAAACACCCGTAGAGAAGACATTCTGTTCCTTTGCTTTCCATGAAAGCGAAGTGATGAAGGCAGACGGTGAAGTATTTATGTATTCGCGCGATAACGATCCGGAGGAACGCGGTACGATTGTAGGCTTTGATAAACGTTTTATTGCTTTGCCTATCCGAAATAAGGGTGTAGGGGCAATCGTAAGCAGTAAAGCTACAGTATAAGGTTTTAGTTTTTAGGTAAAAAGGTTTTGTTTTAGTATAAATGTTGGTTGCTGTGAAGCAGTTAAGTTTTTTAAGAATTCTTTTTTCATAAATAGGAGCTTTGGGCGTTGTGAAACGGCTGAAGCTCGTTTTTTTACCATAAAAACAATATTTGCTTTTGTTGTTATGATAGAATTAACTATCTTTGTGTCAATAGGTTTTAGTTATGGGAAAAGGTAGAAATAAGAATCTGGTAGAATTAAGGGATCAGGCATTATTAAGACGTTACTACTATTGGACTGAAATTAAAAGATTACGTTTTGATGATGTTTATCAGATACTCTCTGAAAGGGAGTTTTTTATAAGTATTGACCGCATACGTGCTATTATTTGTGCCAATATTGATAAGTTGGAGGGAATGAATAAGAGTTCATTTAAGGCAGAGAAAGCTCAATTTATTAGTATATAGCAGATGACTTAAATAAAATAAGTCAATAAAAATATTTCCTTGACCGATTTGCAAATTAGTTGCTCTGAATAGTTCGTTTTTATATGGATAATTTTAGAGCAACTTTTTTTATATAACAAATCTTTTTTTATAAACCTACCGACAGGAAAAGGTGTACCTTTTTTTATAAAGCAATCGTCTTTTTTTTGTTTTTTTGTTTTGGCTTGCACAAACCATTAGTTTTCATTACCTTTGCAAAGGTAAAGGCTTACAGATAAGTCGGCAATACTGATTAATAACCATTTTTCCATCTCCATACCGTATGGACATCGTAAATAAACTGAAGAAAGAGCTACTGAAACAAGCGTTCACCGAGGAACAGAAACAGACGGAACGCCTGAATGAGTGCAAACATATAGCTTCCATATATGCACAGACTGAAAATGCCATAGCAGTGTTAAGTGATATGAAAGCCAATATTAGTTATATTTATTACGGCGGAGTAGCCGAGAAACTGGGACTGGCAGAACGAAATACCGCCAAGACCATTCAGTCGATATGGGAAGAAGAAATATTCAGCCGCATTCATCCGGACGACTTACAGGAAAAGCATTTGCAGGAGCTCCGCTTCTTCCACTTCCTGAAAAGTGTCCCGGAAAAGAAACGCCCGGACTACTACCTTATACACAATATGCGCATGCGCGATCATTCGGGCAGGTATGTACACATCTTGCACAGGATGTTTTATATAGCGAGCCACTCAAACGGAAGTGTATGGTTATCCTTATGCCTTTACAACTTTTCAATGGATACGTCGTTAAGTTGCACCATTCTTAACTCGGCAGACGGGCAAACTCTTGAACTGGAAAAGCAGAATTGCAAAGACCTGTTGTCAGACCGGGAAAAAGAAATTCTACAATTGATAAATAAGGGAAAAATGAGTAAGGACATTGCCCAGACATTATCCATTAGTATAAATACCGTAAACCGGCACCGGCAAAATATCTTGGAGAAACTTCAGGTAAACAATTCTATTGAAGCTTGCCGGATTGCTAAAGAATTGCACTTGTTATGATAAGAGAAGTAAGGCCGGAAGATACCGGAAGCATTACAGCCATTTACAACGAGTATGTCGCACACAGTGTGATTACATTTGAAACAGAACCTGTACGCGAAGAGGAAATGCGT